CCGCCATGATGCAGAAGGTCCTTGAGAACCATGTCCGCGCCCACCTCGCTGAGCTCGCCGAGGTCCGGCCTGAATTCCGGTGACGGCGCCGATCATGGCGATGGCCTGACTGACTTCGACGGGGCGGTGGACATTCTGCGCAGCTGGGGCAGCGGTCTGCGGCCGGACGCGAACCTGACGGTGTCGGAGTGGGCGGACCGGCATCGCTGGCTCTCGTCGCGGGCCTCAGCCGAACCGGGACGCTACCGGACCGCGCGCACGCCCTACATGCGCGAGATCATGGATGCGCTGTCGCCGTCGAGCCCGGTGCAGCGGGTGGTGTTCATGAAGGCTGCGCAGGTGGGCGCGACAGAAGCGGGCAACTGCTTCATTGGCTTCGTGATGCACCACGCACCGGGACCGATGCTGGCGGTCCAGCCGACGGTGGAACTGGCCAAGCGGAACTCGCGGCAGCGGATCGACCCGCTGATCGAGGAGAGCCCGGAGCTGCGGGAACGTGTCAAACCCGCCCGATCGCGCGATGCCGGCAACACGATGCTGTCGAAGGAGTTCGCGGGCGGGATCCTCATCATGACCGGGGCGAACTCGGCGGTGGGGCTGCGCTCGACCCCGGCGCGCTACATCTTCCTCGACGAGGTCGATGCCTATCCGGCCTCGGCCGACGAGGAGGGCGATCCGGTGACGCTGGCGGAAGCGCGGTCACTGACCTTCGCCCATCGGCGGAAGGTCTTCCTGGTCTCGACCCCGACGATCCGGGGGCTGAGCCGGATCGAGCGGGAATACGAGGCGAGCGACCAGCGCAGGTACCATGTGCCCTGTCCCCATTGCGGGCTGATGCAGTGGCTGCGGTTCGAGCGGCTGCGCTGGGACAAGGGTCGCCCGGAGACGGCGGAATACCACTGCGAGGGCTGCGACACTGCGATCGCGGAGCATCACAAGACGGCGATGCTGGCGGCGGGGGAATGGCGGGCGACCGCCACTGCGGCGGATCCCACCACGGTCGGCTACCACCTCTCGGCGCTCTACTCGCCCATCGGCTGGCTCAGCTGGTCCCGGATCGCACGGGCGCATGAGGCGGCCCAAGGCAATGACGAGGCAATGCGGGCCTTCCGGAATACGGTGCTGGGCGAGACCTGGTTCGAGACCGGTGACGCCCCCGACTGGCAGCGGCTGGCCGACCGCCGCGAGGCCTGGGCGGCAGGCACGGTGCCTGCGGGCGGGTTGTTCCTGACCGCCGGGGCGGATGTGCAGAAGGACCGGATCGAGGTTGATGTCTGGGCGTGGGGCAGGGGGCTGGAAAGCTGGCTCGTCGACCACATCGTCATCGAGGGTGGTCCGGGTGATGCCACCTGCTGGCAGAGCCTGACCGACCTTCTGGGCCGGACATGGGCGCATGCGAGTGGCCAGCACCTGACCATCGCGCGGCTGGCGATCGACACCGGCTACGAGACCAGCGCGGTCTACGGCTGGGCACGTCAGGTGGGGTTTGCGCAGGTGGCCCCGGTCAAGGGCCTCGAAGGGTTCAATCGCGCGAGCCCGGTGACGGGCCCGACCTACGTTGACGCCACCATCGGCGGCAAGCGGCTGCGCCGTGGCGCGCGGCTCTGGACGGTGGCGACCTCGACCTTCAAGGCCGAGACCTACCGCTTCCTGCGGCAGGACCGGCCAACATCAGAGGACATCACCGCCGGCGCAACGTTCCCAGCGGGAACGGTGCATCTACCGACATGGGCAGAGGGCGAATGGCTGAAGCAACTGACCGCCGAGCAGCTCATCACCGTGAAGACCCGGCGCGGCTTCACGAAGCTCGAATGGCAGAAGTTGCGCGAGCGCAACGAGGCGCTGGACGCCCGCGTCTACGCCCGCGCCGCCGCCTGGATCGCAGGCGCGGATCGCTGGCCGGACGCGAAATGGGAAGAACTCGCGCGGCAGTTGGCGGTCGCGGTGGAGGAGACGGGGGCAAAGCCCGCGCCGGGCACCAGTCACGCCCGGCCGTCGGCCGCGCGGCGAACGATCCGGTCAAACTACATGGGGTGACCCCGGGGGCTATTGCAGCCGCAGCGCGCGACTCCGCGCGAAGGCCTCGAGAGAAACCTTTCGCCGGGCGGCAATGTCACGAACGCGGGCGACGATCTCGGCCTCTCCGAAGTCTGTCGCGTTGAAGGGGCCACCATACCAGCGGACCATGTCCTTGTGCTGCGGGTGGCGTCGGTTCGCCATGGCCTCGACGAAATCCATGAAGCCGGACGGGCCGCCCACGTCCTCGGGCGGAGCGGTCCGTTCGCCCGCGACGAACAGGGGATAATCGGCACCGGGATCGGCGGCCCCGACATGTTCGACAATGACGCGGTGCTGCCAGTCATCCCCGAAATCGTAGGTGTAGAGGAACTCGGTGACGCCGCGATCGATCAGCGTGCCGAGGCGCATACCCTTGGCCTGATAGACCTTGCGGCCCCAGACCGCGTCCTCGGGATCAGGCTCGCCATAGACCCGGTCGCCGACCCTGAAGTCGTAGAGGTGGTAGCTCTCCCAGGGCATCACAGCCTGGATGACCTCGTGCAGGGCGCGGAGGTTGGTGGTCAGGCTGACCTCGAGCTCACGCCAGATGACTGGTTCGAGATGCGCGAGTTCGATGCGAAGGCGGACGATCTGATCGGTCATGGCTGGCCTGGTCGGTTGGACTACACAGTCAGGATAAAGGCGGGTCGACATGCCGACAATCACGGACCTCCACGCCCGCCGCGACGCCTTGTCGGCGCAGCGCGCCTCGGGCGTGGCGCGCGTCAGCTACGACGGTAAGACCGTGGAGTACCGCAGCGTGGCGGAGATCGACCGGGCGCTCGAGGCCCTCGATCGCGAGATCGCCGCGGCGGAGGGGCGACGGATCGTGCGGCAGGTCCGCGTGACGACAGACAAGGGGCTCTGACCGGATGGGGTTCACGGACCTGTTCCGCCGCCGGGCGACCGGCGGCCCCGAGGCCGTGCGGGCCCGCCTCGAGGGTGCCATGTCGAAGCGGCGCTTGCGCGGCTGGAATCCACCGCTCGAGAACATCAACACGCTGGTCGCCGCTGGTGGTCCGCGTCTGCTGGCCCGGGCGCGGGAACTCGTGGTGACGAATGGCTATGCGGCCAATGCCTGCGAGGCCTTTGCGGCGAACCTTGTGGGCGACGGGATCAAGCCCTCGTCGCTGATCGGGGAAGCGGACTTGCGGGATCGGGTGCAGCGGCTCTGGCTCGCCTGGACCGACGAAGCCGATGCGGACGGGCTGACTGACTTCTACGGGCTGCAGGCCATGATCGCGCGCGAGATGTTCGTGGCGGGCGAGTGCTTCGTGCGCCTGCGTCTGCGCCGGGCCGAGGATGGCCTGCTGGTGCCGCTGCAACTGCAGCTCCTGCAATCCGAGATGCTGCCCTTCGAGAAGACGGAAGCGCTGCCTTCCGGCAATCGCATCCGCTGCGGGATCGAGTTCGACCGGATCGGACGGCGCGTGGCCTACCATTTCCGCCGCCGCCACCCGGGCGACAGCACGGACCAGGGAGCGGTGATCCCGGAGACGGTGCGGGTGCCGGCCGGCGATGTGCTACACATCTATCGCCCCATCGACGCGGGCCAGATCCGTGGCCTGCCGCATGTGGCGCCGGCGATGGTGCGGCTGTTCCTGCTGGACCAGTATGACGATGCGGAACTCGACCGGAAGAAGACTGCGGCGATGTTCGCGGGCTTCATCACCAAGACCGCGCCCGACGAGCCGATGCTGGGGGAGACCACCGCCGACCTCGACGGGGCGGCCATCGCCAGCCTCGAGCCCGGGACGATGCAGGTGCTGCTGCCGGGTGAGGATGTGAAGTTCTCGAGCCCAGCGGATGTCGGCGGCGGCTACGAGGCGTTCCAGTACCGGACACTTCTGGCAGTGTCGGCCTCACTGGGGCTGCCCTATCACCTCGTCACCGGCGATGTGCGTCAGGCGAACTACTCGTCCTTGCGGGCCGAGCTCGTCGAGTTCCGCCGCCGGATCGGCCAGCTGCAGCATGGCGTCATCGTGCACCAGTTCTGCCGCCCGGTCTGGCGGCGCTGGCTGGAGACGGCGGGGCTCGCCGGCCGGGTGGACGTCGCGGACATCCCCGCGGCACGCGCGGTGCAATGGATCCCGCCGCGCTGGGATTGGGTCGATCCGCTGAAGGACATCCAGGCGCAGGTCCTGGCGATGGAGGCGGGGATCACCTCGCGGCGCAAGGTGGTCGAGGCCACGGGTTACGACATCGAGGAGGTCGACCGCGAGAACGCGGCCGATGCCGCGCGCGCGGCAGGTCTGGGTCTCACCTACCGCACAAGTCCCGGCGAAACGCAGGGCGCGCGGGCAACACCGACGCGACGGCCGGACCCGGAAACCGATGGGGCGGGCGCTGGCGCGCAACCCGAACAGGAGTGACGACATGACGAGTTGGTACACGATCCGCGCCCGGGCCCCCGGCGCGGCCGATGAGCGCGCGGAGATTTCCATCTACGACGAGATCGGCGCCTACGGGGTCTCGGCGAAGGGCTTCCTCGCGGAACTCGGCGCGCTGCCGGACGCGGTGCCGATCGACCTGCGGCTGAACAGCCCGGGCGGATCGGTCTTCGACGCGGTGGCGATCCACAATGCCCTGCAGCGGCATGCGGGGCCGGTCACCGTCTGGATCGACGGCATCGCCGCCTCGGCCGCGAGCTACATCGCAATGGCGGGCGACGAGATCGTCATGCCGGAGAATGCCTTCCTGATGATCCACGACCCCGCGGGTCTGGTGATGGGCACGGCGGCCGACATGCGCGAGATGGCCGGAACGCTGGACAAGATCGCGGGCAGCATGGTCCGCGGCTATGCGGCACGGTCTGGAAAGCCCGAGGCGGAGATCGCGGCCCTGATGGCCGCCGAGACCTGGTTCGACGCCAGCGATGCGCTCGCCGCAGGCCTGGCCACACGGCTGGCCGAGCCCGTGCGGATCGCCGCCCACTTCGACATCGGGCGGTTCCGCAACGCGCCGCCGGTGCTGGTCGAGGCCGTCACGGAAGCCGTTGAACCCTGCAACGGCTTTGACAGCGACGCGGATCAGGAGACGGAGGCAGGCTCGACTGATGACCCCGAAAGTGATGTCGGGAAACACGACATCACGTCGGACGACACCACAACGCCAGCTGAGGATGCATCGGTGCCGATTGGGCAAGGCGCGGGTGTTTCCGTCGGGAACACCCTCCCATCGGGGCTTTCCTCAGAAAGCTGCACTGCCGCTGTTAACGCAACCCATGACGCCACCACCATCCGCGCCGAGGCCATGGCGCATGCCCGCGCCGTGATCGATCTCTGTCGGCTCGCCGGTCAGCCGCAGATGGCAGGGCGCTTCCTCGACCAGGAGGCCAGCCTCGAGACCGTGCGCGCCAGCCTGCTGGCGGCGCGCGCCGAGGCGGAGCCCGAGATCACCCCGCATCACCCGCAACCCGGGCCGACCCCCAGTGCCCGCCCCTGGAGCGATGTCATCGCCCGCACCTTCAAGACGAAAGGATAAGCAACCATGGCCACGCTCACCGAAGGCCCCCATCCCGGCGGTTTCCTCGTCTGGGAAGTGCTGCGGGATTATACCCGTGAGACCGTCACTCTCGCCTCGGGCGCGGGGAAGCTTGCCCCCGGCACCGTGCTCGGCAGGATCACCACGGGCGGCAAGTACACCCAGCTCGCGCCTGCCGCCTCGAACGGTAGCCAGAACGCGGCCGGGGTCCTCTGGGCGGAGACGGATGCCAGCGCCGCCGATGCCCCCGGCGTCGTGGTCCTGCGCGGCCCGGCGATCGTGAACCGCCACGAGATCATCTGGCCCGTCGGCGCGACGGAACCGCAGATCGCCACCGCCACCGCGGCACTGGCCGTGCTCGG